GACGGTGCAGCCAGGGGAGAAGCGCGGCAACAGGAAGCTGTTCATCGTGTCGGCCTGCAACTCGAGCCGGGGGTCGATGGTGTAGGTGGCGAAGTTCAGTTCGTCCTGGAAGGCGTTGGCCCGGTTGACGTCCTCCACGATGCCGACGATGGAGCGCGGCACGCCGAGCACGGCGAGGATGAAGTTGCGCGAGTCGACCAACTGGTCCAGGAAGTCCATGTCCGCGTGGCTGAGCCCCGTCTCGAGGTACTTCAGCCCGTGGCTCGCGACGGCAATCTTGCGCCAGTTCTCGTTGCCCTGGTGGTTGCGCTCCCACCGCTTGCGCAGAGCCTCAGAGTCCACCTCGTCAAGCTCGAGGTCGGTCGACAGGTAGCCGTCCGGCCGCGCCCCGTTCTTGAAGAACTTGTGGTTCCACTCCTGGGCGTTCTGGTTGGTGGCGATGGCGTAGCGAATGGCCGACAGCGGGCTCGCCCCGTGCAAGGGGTTCCGGGGGTCCGGGTTGGGGTAGGCGAAGTGGACAATCTCCTCGGGGTCGAAGCTGACTTGCTCCTTCCCGTTGTCGAGAATGTAGCCGTCGATGAGCCGCTGCTTGCCGGGGACGACAGCAACCAGGGCGGGGTTCAGCGGGATGATTTGCTCAGGCCCGCCAGCGTTGTTGAACACGACGTACCAGAACGCCTCGCCCGCGTGGTCCAGGTGGAGCTGGGTCAGGTGGCGCAGCCGGTTGCCGGACATGGCTTCGTTCGGTGAGGCCAACACGTCGAGCAGCACATGCCGCTCTATCTCCATGCCGCTCGGGTCGTACAGGTGCATCTCGGCGCTGGCCGTCTTCATGGCGATGGTCCGCGCGCAGATGTAGACCCAGCCGGATTGGCCGTAGGTCGCGAGGTACGCCGCCGCCTCCGCAGGGGGCATGGCCGACATGGCGTACCCGCCAGAGGAGAGAGCCGAAGCCGTGCCGATGAGTGCTGCCTTCCGACCCGTCACGAGTCGCGGCATCCACTTCGGTAGCCTCACCGGCCACACTCCTTACTCGTCATCCTCGTCCTCCTCGGGTTCGTACTCGGGTTCGTCGTCGGGCTCCGGCTCTGGCTCGTCGTCCGGACCACCTACTGCCAGCAAAGCAGCCGGGGATACGGATTTCAAGGTGAGGTACAACAGAGCTTGGGTGCAGGCGTCCACCATGTCGTCATGCGCGCCGGTCGGGAACGCGCTCATCTCGTGGAGGAAATCGTCGACCCAGGGTATCTCATCGGGGTCGGGCAGCCACACGTTGCCAGCCTGGATGACGGGCTGCGCGGCGAGCGCGCGCATGAGCTTGCTGCCGCCGAGCTTCTTCGGGTCCATCGGGATGAGCCCGCCGACCTTCTTCTTCAGCATCGAGATGACGGCCGGGCCGTTGGCCTTGTCTTCGATGAGCTTGCCGCGCGCCAGGGGGTGGTTGGTCGTGAACATGAGGAAGTGCTGGACCGTCTGCACGAAGTCCCAGTGACCGCGCACCTGGTCGAGCAGGTAGAGGTCCGGGCCGAGCTTCCCCCAGAGCTGGCCCACCACCCAGTCGTTCTCGTCGAAGCCCTTGAACGCCATGTCCCAGGACTGGATGAGCCGGTCGAAGCGACGCGGCAACTCGTTGTGCCGGTAGAACTTCCACCAGGACCGCTTGAGCACGTTGCCCTCGAGGGCGTAGGGCCGCTGCTGGTAGAGCGCGCTCCACCAGTACGGACCGGCGACCGACTTGATTTCCGTGAGCCGCTTCGCGCTGTATCGCTTGGGCCACAGCGCCTGCCCGGCCTTGCGCCCCAGGGGGTCCTCCTTGACGTCCTGCGGCTCGCAGACGGCGGCGAGCTTGACCACCTCCCACTCCTCACCCCCGGCTTTCATGTCGGCCATGATGCGCCCGGCCACGTCGTCCTCGTGCCAGTGGGTCAGCACGACGAGCGCGGAGCCGTCGGGCTCGAGCCGGGTGTACGCCGTCGACCGCCACCAGTCCCACGTCGACGCGCGGTAGGTCGGGCTCTGCGCTTCCTGCGCGTTCTTCACCGGGTCGTCCAGACAGAGCAGGTGACAGCCCCGGCCGGTGATGGGTCCACGGACACCCGTCGTGACCATGCCGCCGCCCTCGAGGAGTTCCCAAGCGTGCCCGCCCGTGGTCCGTCGTGAGGGCGTGACCCCGAAGATGGACGGTCCCCACTGGTCGAGCACGGCGCGCGTGTCGCGGCCCCACTTGGCTGCGAAGTTGGCTTCGTAGCTGGCGAGGATGACGCTGCGCTCGGGGAACGTCCCGAGGTACCACGACGTGAAGTACTTGGAGCACAGCTCGCTCTTGCCGTGGCGCGGCGGCATGAGGACCAGGAGCCGGGTGATGCGCCCGGCCGCGAGGTCGACGAGTTTACGGTTGAGGAGTGCTAGGTGAGGAGCGAGTCTCCACTTCCCGCCCGACACCACCATCGCCAGCCCGCCCGGCGTCTGCCGGGCCAGGGACATTCGTTCCACCAGCGAGAGCTTCGTATCGCTCCGCGAGTTGGCAGGCGATGTCGGCTGCCTCGGGGTCAGCAAGGATGGCACGGACCACCTCGTCCTCTTGGCGCGTGTCCGCGCCGGGTAGTTCGATTCGCGCTGTGGGTCCACCACGCGCCAGCGCCTCTCCGGCCTGCACCCGCGCGAGGGCCGGGCCGATGCGGATGACCCAGCGCACCAGGTCGTGGAACGGCAGGTTCTTCAGCGCGTCGGGGTTGTCCACCATGCGCCGCCCGGCTTCCGCCGTCAGCACTTCGTAGACGGAGCCCGTACGCTGCAACTGGCGCGCGTGACGCTTCGCCATCTCGACCCGCTCGTCCTCTTCGGCCTTGCGCTTCAGCGCGTCCAGATGGTCCTCGTACTTGCGCACCCGGTCGACCCAGCCGAACTTGCGCGACCAGTGCTCGCACGTCACCTTCTGGTTGTGGCCGATGGCCTGGGCGACCTTGCGCAGCGAGCGCTCCGCGCCCATGTCGCGGTAGATGGTGAAGGCCCGGAAGGGCTTGTCGCCCTCCCCCTCCTGACGTTCCCACGGCTCTGGGTACTCCCGCTCGCTCACTGTCGATGCCTGACCCTCTCGAGCGCACGCAGCGCGTCCAGGTTGTTCCTGACGATGCCGGGCCACTCCACGATGTACGTCCGGCGCACGTTCTCCATCCAGCCCTGCCAGTTGCCCCGGTCGCCGGGCCACTCCCAGGGAGCCTCCCGGTACGTCTCGCTGATGCCGTTGTTGCTGAGTGCGACCCAGCGACGGAAGCAGGCCATGCAGCGACCACAGCCAGCGTACTCCTCGCGGTCCACCGTCGGGTCGTAGCACGACGTCGTGGCGCGCAGGAGTTCGCGGTCGGCCCAGCCCGAGTGCTTGCGCAGGTAGAGCGCGACCAACTGCGTCTTCGTCAGGTGACGGAACGGCGCGACGAACTGGATGCTGCGGCCCTCGCTGAACGAGAGGGCGCGGCTCACGAGCTTGAAGAAGCGACCGGCCTTGTCCCGGCTGCTCTCTCCGGCCACCGCCCCGAGGTACACCACGTCGGAGTCGAGCGCGGCCATCGTCCCGTAGATGAGGTTGCGCAGGGGGACGTGCTTGCTCTCGTCCTCGAGCCCCGACAGGTCGAGCCGACCGAGGAAGTCCGGCCAGAGCTTCAGCCCCAGGTCGTGCGCCACCTTGGTCAGCCGCATGATGTTCTCAATCTCGTTCGTCTGATAGCTGTGGCCGTCGTCGATGTAGAGCAGTCGCGGGTTGCCGAGCAGGCGCGCGGCCATCGTGCTGTCGAGCCCTCCGCTGAACAGCAGCGTCCTACGCATCTGGTCCCTCCCGGTGTCGGCTGTGTCGGTCGATGAGCAGGTGCGAGCCATACGCCAGGAGCGCCACTGTGACGAGCCCTGAGGGCGAGTGGAGCCAGCGGTGGGTCCTCACCAGGGGATGCGACTCCGGGAGCCAGGAGCGACGCCAGCCGAACGCCAGCAGCATGACGTCGGGGAGCAGGGCCGCACCGGCTCCGACCAGAGCGTGTGTCTTCGCGGACGCCATCGCTCAGTGGCCCGTCTCGTCGCCGCGTCGTCGCCCCTGGGTCATGGCCTCGAACACCATCCCCGCGTCGGCGAAGCCGTTGCCGGGGCTGATGACCAGGTA